CTTCAACGAAGGATTTGTCGCTGTTCACCGTAAAGCCAAGGAGGTCAAGGAGCCGGATCACGCGAAGCGCGACCCGGGAATGACATATGATGTCATCTCCGAAGACCCCCCAGTAACCTTTAACCTCTTCAGGTTTAAGGTCGGCTAGCACGGTGGTGTATGGCCTAACGGGCTTATGCCCGAAAGACTTAATACACGCGACAACGACGCAGGAGAAGACTATGGTCTCAAGGGGAAAGGTAAAACCATTTCCCATTGTAGATACCATATGCAGCTCCAGTTGCTCGCCATCGAGAGTCCCTACTGGGGACCGAAGCAGCTTCAGCAAATCCAATACTGGACGCGGAAGTGCCCAAGATAGCATAGGTAAACCTATTGAGTCAGAAGCATTGCTTAGATCTAGCGTAGCTAGAACATCAGTCACGCTTCCGAAACGAGCGGCCTCCTGATTGATCTGCGGCTGGGAAGTAATATCGAGTCCAAAGAAGGACACGAGTCTTTCCTCTAGCAGTCGGCCGAGCCCAAGCTGATAAAACATATTCAGCGAAGGTTCAATGGCAATCAATCGGGATGTTGTGTCGTCTTTCGGGACGAAGCTGAACCTACTACCTCGAACTAAAGCTGGCGCTCCCCACAGCGAGGCGCGGTTGGTTTCCGCGCTTTGCCACGTTGACGCCTGGTCATTAGCTATCGCGTTACTATATGCGATTGAGAGTGAACTCGTTGTACAAGTGAGAGGCGAGTCGAAGAACTTCGTATAGAAGTCCTCCCCTCGCCCCCCCACAGCAACCCCAGGCCCACATCTACCCCTATCAAATAGGTCGTTGATGTGAAACGCGAGGTTTTGCCCTTGTGGATAGAAGAACCGGTAGAGCAAGTTTTGAAACTCACCCATCAGCTCTTCATCAAGGCTTGTATTCGGACTGTACTCCCAGGTTCTGCACTTCTCATTAGAAGCGTAGAACTTTTTAGAAGCTACCGCATCGCCCTCCGGGGTCGTATTACTCGAAGTTCTATACTTCTTGTAAAACGACTTGACCAAGGACACCGCAGCAACCTCCTGAGGGAGATTGTCCGGCCCCCAATCCAGACCGACAGCAAAGTCGGCTGGAAGGTAAGCCCCAAGATCACTCATAAGGTCCGCAAAGAGCAAATCTGACATTGCCATGATCCGTTCTCCGTAGATTCAACTTACATTGGAACGCTGTATTTGGCGGCTACCAAAGGTAGCCGACAAGCTGGACCATTAAGGTCCAGCCTGCCTCGCTGCTAAATGTAGCAGTTAGGCCAATGGCGACCGCCGCTATCACTAGCGGCTTTCTTTTGCGACGTCTCACTGGAAGCTCAAGCCATAAGGCTAGAGCACTCCCGAGATTATCGCATCGCCAAGCTGATCGCTCTGTTCCCAAAGGGAACCGATCAGCAAAGACAGCGCGGCCCGGACACTTTCGGGATCAGCCGTGTCGGCACCTGCCGGCACGGAGATTTCCAGTTTACAAAGCATAACTTGCTTTGGCTGGCCCGATAGGACGTCGACCCCCTTGCGGAGGGAGACGACCCACGTGTTCTTCGGAACCGATGGAAGCTGCCCATTCGCTAACAAACTCGGGAGGGTGCGAAGCACCTTCGGACGAGTGGCTAGCAAGGTGAATGGGTTCGAGGGAGAACTGATCTCGACACCCGTTTGGGTGCCCCCGAGCGTTGTTACAGCTCGGGCCACACCGTTCACGTCGGGCGCAATGTCTGCGCTCAGCGTGTAGGTGGGGGATGTCAGCCCAGTGCCAGGTGCACCGGTAACCGGAGAAGCTGGATTCCACGTCATGTGGTTATCCCTCCAGTCCTATGGAAGACCACTCGACTCAGCCCGGAATACCGCAGATACCCCCTTGTCCATTTCTGAACAAGGGTGAACCTGAGGTTCCCGGGTTAAACAAGGTCGAATGGCGCATCGCAGCACTGATGACACGCCAGGCGGAGCCGTAGAGATCAGCCTTCAGCAGGTCCTCATCGTCGAGACTGAGCATCCGGATTTGGAGCAGGGTATTTCCCTCGAACATCGCTTGGAAGCGACGCGCGAGGTCCTGTTCCATTACGGATATCTCCTTCTCTTCGTTGCTGACCCGAATGAAGGCCTCTACAGCACGCCAGACAGTAGCATCGGTACTTTGAAGCCATTCGTTAATCCTCCAGTTCTCGTGTTGGTATACGCCGAGATGCTGCATGTAATACGCAGCATTTAGACGCACCGAGGCAGCGAGTTCATAACGCTCGCTGTCCACGGGAAAGAAGGAAACCGCGTTGTCGAGTATCACAGAGGACAGATCTTTGATCTTTCTCATCTGGGTTCTCCAATGGAACTTAGTCAAAGGACCAAGAACGGTCACCCTTACGCGCAGCGATCAGAGCGGCTATATTTAGCCACTTTAGACTCCCCAAACCAGGGATCTCGAAGTCCAAGTCGGGTATTAATAACCCTTCATACTTGTTCCTCGAGACGCTACGCTTTTGGATGACAACCTTTGCGGGCGCATAGGATAGAATCTCGATAGCCCCACTATCCCAATCCGTTCCGGCTTTTTGCCATTGCGGGTGGGGTTGGGTCATCGAGACCTTCTCATAGTACCGAACCGTGGTTTTATTTACCCACGAGAATTTGGTACCCAGAGAAGACCATCCTAAGATTATATCTCCAATATTGGAGAAATAATCTATCAGAAACGAGTAGGGTATCAGCTCCCAAGCCGTTGGAGCCCACGAAGCCAGGTCGAAACCTAGCAACGCAGGATCCATCGTCTTAGGATCTTTTACCTGAACTCGCATGGCACCACGGTAAATCACTATCGAGTGACTTGCCGTTCGTTCAACGTGGTTATAGAAGATCACATTATTATGTGTGTGCTCTTCAACTAACTCACTTCCGACGTTGGCTTCAGCTTTCCCCGTTCCGGTAATCCGGCGCGTGGAAAGCCCCTGAGCAGCATAGTAGCGGTTAAGAGCTTCCGCTCCACCGCGTATGTCGCTCATGAGAGGCCTCCAGCCGTATTGAACTTCCAGCCATGCATCTGCGAGATTTTCCAAAACGGAAGCTTTATGCTGACCGATTGGTAGGAAGTTACGACGGCGCCGAAGACGAATAGCGGTTCCCCGCCATTTGTCGACGAGCTCTCGTAATCCTTTCGCAGGATTCCTGATGGTTTGGAGGGTTTGACGCAACTCCCCGATAACAACACCGCCCATTAGGGCATGTTGAACATCGTAGGCGTTGCGAAGAAACCTTCCTAGCGCACGCGAATCGGCATCACCTAAACCTATCGAAGCAGGGTTGCCTGATGGGATAGTCGGATTCATCCGCATATCCCCTGACCAGTCTCCTCGAACAATCGACGTACCCAAAGGTGCATTACCTTTGCGTTTCGCCGATAGACCTCCGGTTGTTAGCCGGATTGTCGTCGAGGCTCCGGAGAGCGACGTAGTAGCTGACTTGCCA